CCATTACTCATTTTAAACCGTTTTCTTTTGCAGCTTTATTAATTGCACGTTTAATTTTCCGCATATGTTTTCTTCCTAGCAGCAACCAAGTTGTTCTTATAAAGCTCTGTGGCTCAGTTGTGCCAGTTGTTTTAAACTTACCTGTTAATCTGGGCTGTCTGGTACGACTTGTGTATTGTCTACCAAATTCAACAGACAAGGCCTTTATCTGATCTTTCGCTGTTGCTGGTGCAGCTTCTACAGATCCAACCATGCTATTTTTTCTAAACTCAAATTTAGCGTGTATACCTTGCCTTAGACCGCCTGTTTTTCCAGAAGGTGCAAACGCTCTAGCTTTTGCTACACCGTCCAAAGTTGACGTGCGTACTGCATCACCGATCAACTTACTTTGCCGCCTTGGATATTTCTTAAGACTTGCAGAAAGTTTTTCAAACTCAACCCTCAAGCCGCAACACCTTTTTCTAGGACAAACAAAGTAATGTCATTTTTAGCTGTTGGACTTGTAATAGACTTGATAGCCCAGATAGTATTTCTAGCAATAACGCGATCTGACAAAGTAATTGTTTTTAGTGTGCTGTCTGTTCTTACGCGCATGTTTGCTTTTGCTACATCTTCAAAAGCACCTGTTTCATCGTTCATCGTTCCAGAACGTTCTACAATTTCAGAAAAGCGACTAATAAGATCTGACCAGTTATCTTGCGTCACATTCCCAAAGTCATCAGCAGTTGCTGACATTCTTTGAAATGTCGCTCTGTCTCTGAACAACCCAGACCTAGCCAACCCAGCTACTCCGTTCATTTGCTATCAGCTGCTCAACGCCAAAAGGTAACGTCTTGGAAATTGTTCCTATTAATTCATTCTCACGGTTTTCATAATAGTTTGCGACCAGCATTTTTATTGCATGTCTGACTGTCTCAGGCACACTTTCAGCTGTGTCACCGAAACCCACAACATAGGTTATCTTAATTGCATCATCACGTTTAAATGTAACAGGGAAATTATATCCCGATTTAGGATAAATAGTTTTGTAACTTTTACTGCCTATTATGTAATAATTAGAAAGCGTATCAGTTTGCAAAACATTGTTTACGTCGTAATACTCTACGGAAGTTACAGACTGAACTGGTGTAATACTAAGATGTACAGTTGTTGGGTTAGGTGCAATGTACTCAGCCCAAGTTTGTGTAATCATTGCTTTGCCAAGCATGCCCGTCACATCTAAATAATTTACCGCAACATTTATTAAAGATCCAATAATTACATCATCGTCTGAATGTTCTACGCGCATATGTCGTTTACATTCAGCAATTGTAACAGGATCTATTACAGGAGCAGTTACTAGCTCTAGTCTGTGTTGCAACGGTAAATTCATTGTTATTCCTTAACAGCTGTCTTTTTCTCAGCGATTTCTTTAGTAGCCTTTTCAACTTTTGTTTCTTCAATAACTTCAGCTATTCCCTTTTCAACATATCTAAGAAGAGCATCAGGATCATTGATCTCTACAATGTCACCCACGTTATTGCTAAAACCAATACCAGCCATACTTTGAAGTAATCTTACTTTTGCCATGTTTATATTCCTTTGAAAAAGTGAGGGGGTTGCATCCCCCTCACCACTGCCAATGATTAAGCTTGTGTTAAAGTTTTCACAGCTGCTGTATCTGTTAAGCAACCATCAAATCTAAGATATCCAAGCACCGCAAAATCTGGAAAAAATCGCTCTCGAAGAACAGTTACAGCTGGCTCTGCAACTTTTCTGACATAGAAAGCTGACATGTCACCGAACAAGACAGTCTTGTTACCAGTTGCAATTGAAGCAACGTCTTGATTAACAACTACTGGAAAGCCCAAGATTGTCTGTGGCATGTCAGCAGCATAGCCGCCAATCTCCCAAAGGTATCTGTTCTGGCTGTCCTTTAGCTTTCTGACTGCTGACAAAGTGCTGTCATTCATCATCATAGCAACATTACCGCCTTGCCTATACGCTGGATCTACTGAGTGAACTAAGTCAATTAATTCATCAGCTGCAATTGCTGTTGCTGAAGCTGCTGTTACTCCCAAAGTTGCATTGGTCATAATCCCTTCAACGTCACTAGAACCGCTACCAGTTGTAAGCTTAGAGTTAGCAATACGCGCCATTCTCTCACCAAGCTTACGACCTAAAAAGCTTTCCATATTCAGAACACTGTCAGTATTCAATTCATGTGAAAACCTAATAAATTCAGTATTATAGCCGAAAGCTGAAAGCTGCTTCTGTCCAAAAGTTACATCTTTTCCATTGTCATCTGTTGGTTGTGTACCTTCAGTATGAGCAACAGGTAGTAACCCAGAACCCGTATCATCAACTGTTGGGATCTTAAATGCTTCACCCGTTGCTGTGTTGAGCGTAGTGAATAATGGTGACGTATACATTGCACCATGCGCTTTCATACTTTCAACAATAAAAGTTGCAAGTGTCTCAGGCACAGTAAAACCACCACTATTGTTAGTGCCGCCAACCTGTACACGTTTTTCCATTAGTGCTTGCCTAGCTTCTGGGCTAACATCTTCTAGACCACCTTTAGACACGTACTCCATAAACGCAGTACGATATTCCATACTCTCGCCTTGATCTGATGCTGGTGCAGAACGACCTTCAACTTGTGGAAGCTTTGAAGTGTCAGGAGCTTCAATAGCCGCCTGAGCTTTTTCAAGTCTTTCTTCACGATCAGCACGTGCTTGTAGCTTGTCGTGATCTTCCATCATAGCGTCAAATTCACGCTCAATTTCAGCTGCTCTTTCTTCAACAACATCGTCGTTTATTTCTTCTAGTTTCTTACGCGCTTCTGTGGCGATATTCGCCATTTTCTCACGCAAAGTTTTTATCTCAGACATATGAGATCCTTTCTTTATTTAGGGAGAAATTTAGCTTTCATCTTTAAGCGCCTTATGACGCTGTGATGTCTGCGTTTTGCGTGTCGCGCGTTTCTGTACTTCTCCAAACTACTCATGGCACTTCTTAAACCTATTGAGGTACTTTCGTAGGCTGGGGTTGTAACAATGCTCACATCGTGCAAATCAGCCCTAGTAATGGTGCGAGTAGGCATTTCAGACTCATCACTCCATTCTTGTGCTGTAGGTACGAAAGCGAACGACATTTTGTCCAAATCACCCCGCTTCATTTTGGGGAGAATTGATCGGACATCGGGATCGGAAGGATCAAGATTGGCTCTTATTTTAAGACCTCTTTCATCTTCAGATAATTCTAACGTACCGCTGCGAGTACGTGCTAATGGTAAGCCAGTGTGATTAATTAGAAAAACAACATCGTCACGATCTACCGCATCTGTAAATGCACCACGCGCAATTTGCTCTTGCCACTTTCCAGCTATAATTGTTGGGCTATCAAAGACAGCTGCATAACCTTCAACTGCTACAGTACCGTCATCAACTTCACGAATTTCTAAACCTTCAGCTGGCCTAGCTTCACGGTATTTATTTTTGTCTTTATCTTTCTTTTTACCGTAAGCAAAATCTTCAATGTCAGCCATGTCTTCATCCTCATACTGCTCACTTTTTCCAAAAGTGATTATGATTTCTGTTTCTGTTTCTTTGATATTTTTTATGTGTCGATCTTCAGAGCGCTCACTAACAACTGATAGTGTTGAGAACTTGTGACCAACAAGCTGACCTGTAGCGCTATAACCATCTTCACCCTCACGGTAGAGCATGATTAAAGCCGCTGGATCATCTTCTGTTGCGTTTAGAGTAAAGTCAGTATCTGGCACGTTAAGTGTACCGTCTCTGACTATGCGTCTTACTTTGCCGTAAGCTCTGCCACCGCTGCTATCCCAGCTGACGAAATCACCTACAGCAACCGCGTCAGGTGCTGCTCTATTCAACATACGTTAATAATCCTTACTGAAAGTTTACTGACTGTGTGGCTATGGGAACTGTCGCGCCTTGGATTAACAAATCATCACCGCTAGGCTTACGCTCAAGCCCTTCGATTTCTCTAACTTCATTTGGCGTTTTAACAGCGTTTTGAATTGCTGCTGCGTGTGCTTCCATACGGGTTTTCAAATCACCTCTAAGCAAGCTATCAACGTTATAGCGCACTTCTAAACTACTCTCACGACCAAACAGTTTTAAATTCATTTCCTGTTCTGTCTGCTCAATCCAGCGCCTGAGCGTGTGCTTTACAAAGTGCAGATCTTGCTGCTCATTGTTGCTGAATGTGCCGTTGCTCAGATCCTGTAGAAACACTGGCGGTAAGCTGTAGATACGTGCAATCTGCTCAAGTAAAAATCTCTGTAGTTCAATCAGTTGCATTTCAGATGGACTAAAGCCAACCGCCTTTAACTCGTGACCAGCTGGAAGCGCTAATACTTGCCTACCTTCTCTAGCTAGTTTTGACGTTGCCGCTGCAACATCTTCTGACGCTCTTTGTGCAGCCGCGCCACTTTGGAAACTTCCCTGTAGAGACATGGGTGGAATACCGCCAGATTGAAAAGCTTTTGACCCGTAGCGAGTAGCTGCGATTGCCAAGCCGACAATATCTTTATTCGTCATAATTGGTGAGCGAATATCAAAGTTGTTATTTTTTGTCATATAAGTGAAGTCTAGAACTTCAGATGCTTTATAGCTTTGTGTTCTAGTGCGATATTCACGACTAGGGAAATCATCTATAGTCGTTTCATAAACGTGCAAGTGGGCTGGGTCTAAAGGTACTAGGTCAGTTACA